ATGCCTAATTGCGTCTATACGCCCGCTGGAGTCACTGGATTCCAAGGGACGGGTCAATGGTCCAACCATGAGACTGCTAAGCCCCAGCCAGGCGACATAGCCTTTTTCTCCTTTGATGGCAAAGGCACTGAGCATGTGGGTATCGTGGTCAAGGACAATGGGGATGGCACGGTCACAACTATTGAAGGCAACACCAGCAATGACTCCAAGCCTAAAGGCAGCCAAGCCAATGGGGGAGAAGTAGCCCTTAAGACACGTGCCTATAAGACCGCAAACAAGCGGAAAATGGTAGTATTTGTTGTCGGCTTTGGACGACCAAAGTGGACTTCTTAAGGAGAATACAATGGCTTCAAATAAATATCTAGTTAACATCCCACCAAAGGTGTGGACTGTATTAGCTGCTTGGTTCCATGTACTTGTTGGCGGAATCTTGACCGAGTACATCGTTCATCACACAACATCATTTAAGGCACTTGTCGGTGCTGGAGTTGCTGCTGTAGTGCCTTTGATCTATCGCTATGTAAATCCAAGCGATACATTCCCAGCGCCTAACAAGGCATTGATCGCAGCTGATGCCGCAGTTCAGGCACCAAACGCCTAACAAACGCTTTAACTTAACCCTCGCTTCGGCGGGGGTTATTTTTTTATGCCATTTTACGGGTTAGGGGCTATCAGCTTTGCCGCCCCGACCAGAGCCTTCAGGCTCCCCTGTGTTTACCGAACTCGCTTCGCTCGTAGTATACACATTCCAACCCCATTAGCAAATTGAGATTACGCCGCGCCGAAAACACCTGGCATTTGACATGCTACTCATAGGCGGTGCTACGGTTCAGCCATGAAAGAAACAACAATACAACATAGATCATTCAGTGCATTTACAACATGGTTACGCTGTGGCAAAGCATTTCAACTAGAGCGCAACTTGCAAGCACCATCCGAACCAGCATGGTATTTCGTTGGCGGTAGTGCATTTCACTCAGCAGCTGAGAAGTACTTACTTGCTAAACACCAGGAGAAGTTAGACTCTAAAGAAGTCATACCGTTTTAATGGGGGATGAACTTGGAAACATTAAACCCACCACAGGAACAGAAGCGGACTATCGTTCGCTCGGTCCAGTACGAGTATGTCCCTGCGGATCAGAATGGTGGAACGTCAAGGTTAAGTTTGACGATGACTTTGAAATTGGAATGTACGCAACGGATGCCCGATGTGTCCTCTGCGATAGCCTCGCAACAATTGTCACACCGATAGATAAGGATTAGGAATGGGACGCAAACACGCAAAGATCATTAGCCGTGATGCCTTCATGCAGTCTTTCGTGGAAGCTGAAGTACTCATGCGTAAGAATCTCGGTGCTAGGATTGAAGTCCTCATTGAGAAGGAAACAAATGCAGACATCATCACTGGACTAAAGCAAGCCCAGGAATTAGTAGCAGGAAAGGTAGAAATAAATGAATGATGTAAAAAAGAAAGTTTGGATTGAAGGCACCGATGTTAAAGAAGATATGTGGATTACCGATGTAACACTCATTGAAGAAGTTGGAAAAATGATTATGGGTGGCGGATATACAAATGAAGTTGCATGGCATGTTATTAAATTGGTAAGAAAAAACGATAAGAAGTATCCTCATGTCGTGGGATAAGATTTGGGATGAAACATTCCTTGAAGCCATTGCAGAACAAGAGGCCAAGTCTGGTTCTAACCCAACTGACTGGCGTGTAGCTGGACGTGCTACCAGAGAGAACCCAGATAAAGAAAACAAAACTTGGTGGGATCGCAATGGTAAAGAGATGTTCTTTAATTTCATTACCGCTTGGGAAGGTTCTAAGTTTGAGTTGTGGGTAACACCTGAAGGTGTGCCAGCAGCCGAACTTGGTTGGATTCTTAACTTTGGTGATGTGCCTATCAAGGCATTTGCTGATGCGATTGTGGTTGAACCATCAGGTGAACTTGCAGTCATTGACTTTAAGACTGGCAGCTATATGCCCAACTCGTCTATGCAATTGGGTGTCTATGCCTGCTGCATGGAGATGCAGTTTGGTATCAGACCAACCAAAGGTTACTTCTACGATGCCCGCAAGGCTGAGTTTAAGGAACTAAGCGGCCTAGATCGCTGGACTATTCCCGTAATGACCGAACTGTTTGCCCAGTTTGTTCGGGGAATTGATGCTAATATCTACCTTCCGAACATCGGAATGGCATGCTCCACTTGCGGCGTAAAGGACTATTGTTACGCAGTAGGCGGACAACTTTCAACAATATATGACCCACTAGCAGAAATAAAATAAGGAGAAATACAATGGCAACAGAAGGAACAAAGTTCCAAGTCAACTTTAAGTTGGCTGACGGAACACTCGTCAATATCTATGCAGCTACATCAGCAGAACTTGAGATTGGTCTTGCTACCATCCAAGATAGTTCAGCTCTCATCAACTCAGTATCAGCATCACTTGCTAGTGCTGGAGCGGTCCGTGCATTAGCAGCAGGACTTGGCGCAGCGCCAGTCGCTGCACCTGTATATGCACCACCAGCTGCACCAGCAGCCTACGCACCACCAGTACAGACTCCTGATGGACACTGTAAGCATGGTGAACTTGTATGGCGTGAGTCAAAGCCAGGTGCGCCGAAGGCATGGAAGGGCTGGTTCTGCCCATCCGCTAAGGGAACTCCAGACCAGTGCGAGCCTAAGTTCGTTAGATAATTTAGGTGCTGTCACTTACCCAAGCGGCAGCGAAAAGCACTAACGATCATCAGTTACTGCCAGACCTTTTCCCTTCGTTGCAAAGCGAGGGGATTAGGTTTCGCAGAGGACAGTTGACAATGATAGCTGGCGCACCTAACGCTGGTAAATCACTCATAGCCCTTTGGATGGCGGTGAAGATGCAAGTGCCTACGCTTTACATATCCGCAGATACCGATTCTTATACCACTGCAATTCGTGCCGCAGCAATGATTACTGGTCACCAAGTCGCCACAGTAGAAGAAGCATTTACAACTGGTGCAGGCAAAGAGTTTTACGAGAACGAGTTAGTAAGTGTTTCCCACTTGCAGTTTGACTTCGCCCCTAGCCCAACACTTGATGAGATTGATCTTGCTATCCGCGCCTACGGAGAAGCATATGGAGAATATCCACACATGATTATTGTGGATAACGCAATGAACGTAGTTTCAATGCACAACGATGAATGGTCTGGCCTTCGTGAGATAGCCAAGGCTATGCACCACATCGCTCGTGAGACAGATGCGGGAGTTCTACTACTTCACCACACCAGTGAGGCAGAAGGAAAGCCTGATATTCCCCCAAGCCGTAAGGCTATCCAGGGCAAGATTGCACAGCTACCTGAAATGATTTTGACCGTGGCACTTGTGCCATACTCAGGAGAGTTCCGAGTAGCAGTTGTAAAGAACCGCTTTGGAAAACACAGTGCTACTGGCGATAAGTACATTACACTGTGGGCAGATGCAAGCCGAATGTCTATCTATGGTGATAGGTCATCAGCCTTTGTTGCACAAACTTGGAGTGGGATTAGATGAGCACATACGGCAAACGTAAAGGTTCGGCCTTTGAGACGGGCATACTCAAATGGCTTCGTGGCAAGGGTGTAGCGGCTGAGCGGCTTAGGTTGGCTGGCAAAGACGATGAAGGTGACATTGTTTGCATGGTCGCTGGTCAGCCCTACATCTTTGAATTAAAGGCTACGGTAAAGATGGATCTGCCACAGTTCTGGCGTGAGGCTTGTGTTGAAGCAGCCAACTACGCCAAAGCTCGTGGCTTAGATACAGTGCCACCAGCCTATGTGATAGTCAAGCGCCGTATGGCAGGGCTAGATCAGAGCTGGGTAATTCAAGATCTCAACCAATGGTTAGCACAGTCAGGAGTAGAAGGATGAATGAATCAGCAAGAAACAATCAAGATGAATCTCAACCAACTAAATATGTTTTAGAATTGTTTGAGAAGTCAATTGGCCAAGAGCGAGAATGGTTGCGTGATGCTTACGTTAAGTTGCGCTCATCTGATAATCAAGAGCATGAATTACTTAAAGTCAATCAAGAGATTAAAGAGCAGCGACTGCAGATACAGATGATGAGAGATAAGATTGCTCTTTACCGCATCATTGCCTATCAGGCAAAGAAGCTGCATTGGGATGCAGAGCTGATCTAAATGATCTCAAAGCCTGACATTGCCTTGGTATTGGAACACTATGGGCTTAACGTGATAGACAAGCACGGCTGGGTTCCTTGCAAGTGCGTCATTCACGATGATGCAATGGCAAGTGCGGCCTATAACCTAGACAATCAGGCATACAACTGCCTCGTCTGTCAGGTACTTGGAGATGTATACACATTAGTGCAAGCAAAAGAAGGGCTAGATTTCAAAGATGCTAAACGTAAAGCAGAGACAATCACTAACGGAAGCAGCCGAAAGATACTACAAAGATCTAACTCCACAGGCTCTCTCTTACCTAGAGGCACGCGGAGTAAGTCAAGCGGTGGCAGATACATTCCTGCTTGGAAGCGTGGTAACTCCTAGCGCCGGACATGAGCATGCGGTTAATAGATTATCCATCCCGTACCGCACACCAGCAGGTGTAGTGGGAATGAAGTTCAGGACAATAGATGACAGCACACCAAAGTACTTATGGCCGACAGGTCAAAAGGTTGGGCTAT